GGAGCGAAGACCGCCGGGAAGCCAAAAAAAGGTGAATCCGACAAGATGAAGAAAAAACGTGCATCCTTTAAAGCAAGACACGGTAAAAACATAAAAAAGGGAAAACTCAGCGCAGCATACTGGGCTGATAGGACAAAATGGTAACACGCTATAAAGGATAACATATCATGGCAACTACTACACTCACACAAGGTATTGAAGCATACCAAACTGACATTACATTTGGTAGTGGCATTGACGTAACAGGCGCAGGAGCTTTTAGTGGCGCAGTAACTTCTTTGCGACCTATTGAAAGTATTACTGATGCAACACGTACTGTGCTTGCTGCTGAGTCAGGTACAATTTTTAGTCTTAACCGTGCAGCGGGGGTTGTTGTAACTTTACCTGCTGCTGCTGTTGGGCTTAACTACAAGTTTCACATTGGTATTACAGGTACTGGTACACTTACTATTAATGCTGCTACATCTGCTGACACTCTTCAGGGCGTAGTAATGATGCACGACAAAGATGAAGTAGGTTCTGTTGTTGTTCTTAATGAGAACATTCAGACTTCTGCTTTTGCTGTTCCTGCTGCTGCAGATCATCAACTTGTAATGTCTGCTGACACTAAAGGACGTTTTGTCGGTGGCATGGTTGAATATACCTGCCTGTCAGACTCTAAGTGGGTTGTAGAGGGACATCTCTTTGGAGATGGTAACTCAGTAACTCCATTCACATAATTTTAATTTGCTACAATAAAAGAGGGGGAGTTACTAATGTCAGGACCAACTAAGATATCTGTAACTCCCCCTTTGGGCAAACGTAACTATCGTAAGGAATACGATAACTACCACGCCAAACCAGAGCAAAAGAAAAAGAGAGCCTCACGCAACTCTGCACGTAACGGCAGTGGAGCAAAAGCGGGGCAGGACGTTCATCACAAGAATGGCAATCCTTTAGATAACAGGAAGGGCAACTTAGCTGTTGTATCTCCTAGCTCTAATAGATCGTTTCCTCGTGATCGTAACGCAGGAAAACGTAGGAGTTAAAACACAATGGTTGACCAAGCCGCATTGGTAGGAGAACACTTAGGGTGGGCTGTAGAAGCTGCAGTTACTCTAGGTGATACTGCTACTACACACGTAGTTTGCACTGACGCTAAGATGGTGCTTATTGAGACAAGTCACGCTTTAGATATAGGTTTTGCTGCAGCAGAAGCTAACATTACAGATAACGATATTATGTTACCTGCTGGTGTTCACAGTCTTGTTGTACCTAAAGCTATAGGTAACGCTACAATTTTAAATTACAGACGAGGTAGCGGTTCAAGTACGCTAGTTCGTGTAGTATTAACCTAAGAGGGGTATAATAAAATGAGTAAATTTGGAGATGCGTTTAAAGCAGCGCGTAAGAAGTTTGAAGGTTCAGGCTCACCTAATGACTACGTATTTGAGTTTAATGGTAAAAAATACAGTATTCTTAAAAAGGGCGAAACTAAGTCAGGTGTAATGAAGAAGTTTAAAGGCGTATCAAGGTCTTTAACACCTAAGTTGCGTCCTACTACCCCTGAAAAGAAAGCTAAAATTCCTGAAGGTCGTGGAATTAACGCCACTGTACCACGTAAAGGTACAGCTAGACCGGGCGGTACTGCTGTGCCACCAAGTACAGGTGTAGGTGGAGGTATTTTTGCAGGTAAGGGTAAGGGTTCAGATAAACCTAAAGCTAAGACAGGTCCAAAGGTTGAACAAAAACGCAGAGCAGATAAAAAATCAAGTATGCCTGATGAGCTTTCAAATGCCCCAATGGATAGCAGTAAGGGTCGTACTATGTCTGACCTTAAGGGCGAGGCAAAATTACGTAATCAAAAGCCTAGAAATCCTAGAGACAATCAAGCTAAAACAGGTATGTCTTTTAGAGACGAGGCAATGCTTAGGCGTTTAGCGCGTAAGCTTGAAGCAGAAAAAGCTACAAAACGCCGTTTAAAAAGAGAAGATACTAAAAACGCTAATCGTATTCAAAGGGATAGTGAATCTCGTAGGCGTTCAGGTCAAACTAATATGCCAACACCTTCTAAGCCTCAAATTAGTGCTGCAGCTAGGCGTAAGATGGATAACGAGTATGAACGTCCTCAGAGGGTAGGAAAAGATGCTCCTAGAGGTAGAATGTTAGCAGATGATTACTATGATGCTTACAATCTCGGTGGTGACGTACCTGCAAAAAAACCTATGGTTATGAAGGGTGGCAAGAAAATCCCAGCATACGCTGCAGATGGTATTGGCAAAATGAACAAAGGTGGAATGACTAAGAAGTCAGGCTACATGGGCGGCGGTATGGCTAAGAAGAAGTCAGGTTACATGGGGGGCGGTATGACAAAGAAAAAAGGTGTCATGACTTACAACATGGGTGGCATGGTCAAATCCCAAGTTAATAATTTAAAAGGAAAGAAATAATGGCTATACCAGTTTTAATTATGCTTGGAGGTCAGCTACTACGTATTGCGGCCCCTAAAGTTGTAAAACAACTCGTAAAATTAGGTGGAAAACTTGTACAAAAAGCACCTAAAGGTAAGACTCCTGTAAATGTAAATGCAGGTAATATATCTACAGTTGTTAAAAGTGCTAGGGGTAAAAAAGTTGTACCTAACTCAGGCTCAAAAGGTACACAATTAACTAAACCTAAAAATACACAAGGCGTGACAGGTGGTAGGAATACACAAGTAGCTAAACCTAACAACACTTCTGTAGCTAAACCTAGAGCTAACTCAGGTTCAAAAGGTACACAAGTAGCTAAACCTAAAAACACTTCTGTAGCTAAACCTAGAGCTAACTCAGGTTCAAAAGGTGGTGATAGCAAGGTTGTAGGTATTAACCCTAAAGCATTTAGAGGTGCAGCTACTAAAGCACAGCTATTGGGTACTGTACTTGATAGCAAGAATGTTACTACAAAACCTGTGCCTGCTTCAAAGCCTTCTGGCCCTTCCAAACGTCCTAACAATAGGCCGTCTCCAAAGGTTGCACCTTCTGGCCCTTCTACACGGCCTAACAACAAGCCTACTTCAGGTGCAATGACGCTTAGGACTTACTTAAATAAAGCTATTGATAAACGAGGGTCTACTTTGTCAAAAGAAAAAGCTAAAGGTAAGAACTTTAAGAGTATTGCTGCAGCTAAAAAAGGCAAAAGTTTGTATTACATGAAAGGTGATACAATTATGGCGGCTGTGTATAAAGAAGACCTTAAAAAGTAATGCATAACGGGATTGCAAACTTGTATGTAGTCCTTTAAGTCAAAGCATGGTATAACTGTCTGTGGTAATACATAGAGGAGTTATACCATGTTTAAAACATTTATCAAAGCACTACAAGACAGTCAAATGCGTAGAGTACAATACTGGCAGTTAGTTAATATGTCAGATTCTGCGCTTAGAGACATTGGAGTCACACGTGGCGAGATCAAAAGCAAGTTCTACAATAAAGAAGACATCTAAAGTAAATGAGGCGGGTAATTATACTAAGCCTGCTTTGCGTAAGCGTCTTTTTGCAAGGATTAAAGCTGGAAGCAAAGGGGGTGCGGCAGGTCAATGGTCAGCCCGTAAAGCACAGATGCTTGCCAAAGCATATAAAGAAGCAGGAGGAGGATACAAGTCATGAAGGGTGTAAAACATTATAAGAAGGACGGTACTGAACATAAAGGTAATACTCACAAGATGCCTGACGGTTCTTTGCACACTGGTAAAGCACACAGTAAAACAAGTGTAAAACTTTTTCACTTTAAAGATTTAAGCAAGACCGTACAAGCTAAGTTAAAAAAAAAGTAGTTAAAATGAACGAGGGTGGTTTGGCTGCAAGTCAAAAAAGCCTTAACTCATGGACTAAGCAGGATTGGAGAACTAAGAGTGGTAAACCTTCTACGCAAGGTTCAAAAGCTACAGGAGAACGTTACCTTCCAGCTAATGCTATCAAGGCTATGGGTGCTGGGGCGTATGCAGCTTCTACAGCTAAAAAGAGAGCGGATACTGCAAAAGGTAAGCAAGTCTCTAAGCAACCTAAAAGGGCGGCTAAAGCTGCCAAGCCGTACAGGAAAGTAACATGAGTAGAGTACTAAACGAAAAGCAACAACTCTTTATGCAAGTCTTGTTTGATGAGGCACAAGGAGATGTTGTACAAGCTAAGAAGCTGGCAGGTTATGCAGATGGCTCTGCTACTAAGACTATTATAGAGGGCTTAAAAGATGAAATCTTTGAGGCTACAAAGTCTTACATGGCGCGTCTTGGACCTAAAGCTGCTGTAGCTTATGGTAGTGCTTTGGTTGATCCTACACAGTTAGGCATTAAAGAAAAAATGGTTGCAGCAGGACAGATACTTGACCGTGCTGGTGTAGTTAAGACTGAGAAGGTTGCAGTAGAAGCTAGTGGTGGTTTGTTTATCTTGCCGCCTAAAGAAAGTAATGATGATTAAGCACTTTGCGTTTAATGACTTAGGTTATTGGATGTTACCTAAGCCTAAGAAGCTACGACATTGGGAGAGAATACCAAGGCTAGTTAAGTTTATACCTTTTGGCTATGAGATAGACCCAAAAGATGATAGTTGGTTAAACCCTATTGAGAAAGAGTTAGAACTATTAGAGCTTGCAAAGAAACATTTAAAGCGGTACAGTTACAGAGAAGTTTCTGCATGGCTCACTACACAGTCAGGCAAAAGCATATCTCACATGGGCTTAAAAAAGAGGGTAGACCTTGAGCGAAAACGTAAAGCAACTGCTAGAATCAAACGCAAGCTTGCCAAAAGGCTCCAAGAAGCGATCACGCAGTACGAAACGCTTGAAAAAGAAAGGACAGG